TTATTGTTGGGGGATAAGTAGCCTTTAATTGTGGATTATTAACGTGAAGCTAATCCACCTCGCTTCATCTTCTTAACTTTAGGTTTTTTCTTTTTAAGTAGTCCACCAATGTTATAATCTCCTATACCTTCAGTAGCACCTCCGGGGTCACTACTACTACCATCAGAACTAGATTGGTCTCCAGCACCACCTAAACCTCCATCATCTGTAGACATACCTGTAGCAGATGTTCCTTGCGATGTTCCTGTGGCAGTTCCACCACCTGTAGGGTCTACATCTTCAGTACCCATAGTTTGTGAACCCGGACCTGTGCTCTCACCTATACCATATCCGCTACCTAAAGATTTGCCACCAAATTGGTCTGTAGATTTCCCTAAACTTCCTTTACCACCTCTAGTAGAAGCCACTTTATCTTTTTTATCTTGTTCTTTTTGTTTAGCTTTTCCTAGTACCATATTTTTATATTTTATTGCTGCATTTTTTTGTTTTTGCGTAGCTGTTGGTGAATTTACTACTCTATCTACATCTGCTAAACTTCCCATAAATCCTGTCGCACCCATAGCACTCATGCTTATTCCAAAATCATCCACACTACCATAGGATACATTTCCATCGTCATCAGTAGACTGACCAAAAGCATATGTTCCCATTGTAGTTGGGTCTACTTGACCATTTTTATATCCTTTAATTCCTAATGTTGTATTAGGAGCAACACCTAGCATAGATGTAGCTTGTGCTTTACTCATTCCATACATAGCTTGTGCTAAAGCCTCTTGCACAGCAGGACTAGACAATTCTGTTGGTGACATAGAGTTAGCCATATTAGCAGCTTGTTGTTGATTTAATCCTATGGCAGCCATAGGGTCGTTAAGTGCAGCATTAGCTGTAGAAGGATTATAACCATATTGACCTAACACATCATCTAAAGCAGTTCTATCAGGATTTATAGCATCAAATCCACCTAGAGCAGCAGCTCCCGGAACTCCTAGAGTACCTAAAGTATTTAATGCCACACCAAGGCTACCCTTAGTTGTTGCTTTATCTAAGGCAGACATAACCATACCTGTTTTTTGATTAGCAGATAGACTTTTATCTGTTATACCCTTACCTGTTTTACCAATCATTGTAGTACCAACTCTTGTACCACTATCGTTATCACCATCTACTTGAGCCTGAGTAGTTGTAGGTCTCACAGACTGTACTGTTGGTGTTTCTGTTTGTTCTTCTTCAGGGTCTACAAATGTATAGCCTTCAGGTATTGGATATATAGGTTGTCCATTTTTAAATGGTATTTGTAGTGTAGCACCTGCATCATTTTTATATGTACGCATTTCATCATATTGACCCGGATTTTTACCTATCAATGTCTCAAAAGATGGTGCAGTTTGATTTGTCTGCATTTCCTGACCTGTCATAAACTTAGGGTCGTACCCTGTTGTTACAGCAGGTATTGTTGGAACTGTATACGCAGGTCTTACACTCTTTTGTAATGTTTGATTTGCATTATAAGATGGTAGATTCTGCCCTGCAAACTGTGAAGGTACGGTAGTCACCCCTGAACCCGGAGCAACAAATGTTCCTGATTGTGCCTGTACAACACCACCATCTGCAAATTGTTGTCCTTGAATACGAGGTTTAGGCATTTCTTTGCCACCAACTCTTACCATACCACCTTGATTCATTTCTTGCGAATCTCTATTATACTCTTTTTCGTCTTCCATGTCAAGGTCATTTATATCAAAAGGCATATCATCAGGCATTGTCGCTTCTTCGCTGTTACCCATCTGACCCATCTCTTCCATACGTTTAAGTCCTGCCTTTGCTTCTTGTCTCATCATCATTAGTTTTTCAAGACCTATGAATCTTACTACATCAGCAGGAAACACAAACTCGCCTTCACTTAACTGTGCAGGTATGTCATCTCTTACTTCTTCTTGTGTAGAACCTATAGGTACATCATTTCCTGATACAGGGTCTATTGTACCACCTTCTTCTTTAAGACCACCTTCGTCAAACATTTCCATTTGTTTATTCATGTTCATTGTAGTACCACCTTTATTTAATTGTAATCCACCTTGAGATTTATTATTGCTCATATCATCTATGAAAGAAGTGTCTTTTCTTAACGCAGTTGTTATTTTATCATCTCCAAAGTCTAGTCCACCAGACATAGCCTTAAAAGCTTTTCTTTTTTCGTATCTTTTTTGCACAAGTCTAGCTTCTCTTTCGCCATATAAATCTTCATAGTCACCAAATGATTTTTCTTTTTGTGCATCTAAATCTGCTTTTTTAGTTTGTACATCAAAAAAGAAATTGTCACCTGATTTTTTTATTTTATCTTGTATGCCTTTTGGAAACGTGCTATTAGTTAAAAACTCACCTAAATCATCTTGTAATTTTTTAGTAACTTCAGCATATTCTTTACCTAAAACTTTAGCATAAGCTATTTGTGCCATTTGCTTTACTGCATAGTCTGTCGCTTCTTCACTATTATAAGTTACATCATTGTGTTTAAAGGGTTGTACCTTGTCAAACCCAACTTGAACATTATCTTTCATTAAATCTATTTTATTAGAAAGTTCTTCGGTAGTATTTTTTAATTCTTGAGAATGTCTAGGATTAATTTTATTTAACATGGTGTCACTATTACCACCTCTTAAAAATCCTTCTCTCCTTTGTACAGCATGTTGTACTTCATGTAATAAAGTACTTTCTAGTTTACCTAAATTTGTTATTTTTTGACCGTCTGAATCTGATATATTTATAGTAATAGTATCTGTTTCTCCATCATAGCTACCTCTAGTACCAGATTTCCCACTAATAAATTTTACTTTTACATTTCCTATATTACTATAGGCTTTATCTCCAACCTTTAATGTTTTACCATATTGTTTATATAGAGAGTCAAAATCTAAAACTTCTCGTAGTGTAAACAGTTTAGGCTTTAAATGTCTATATGATACTATGCCACTACTTAACATAGTAGGTGGATTTTGCATATTAGGATTTTTTACTAGTGCTCTATCTAAAAAAGATGTGCTAAACCCTGCATCTCTATCATCTAAATCAAATCTGTATTTGCCATCACTTCCTTTATATACACCTGTTCTTTCAAATAACCTTTGAGGACTAGGTGGTTTTCCATCTAAAACTTTAGAATCCTTAATTAATTTTTCATATAAAGCAATTTGCTGTTGCCCTAATTCTGTTTCAGCACCAATCATAGAAGGATTAATTGTAGGTTTATTTGCTAAGTCTTGAGCCTTTAAACTTGGTATTTCTGTATTTATAGGAACATCTACTTTAGCTTTGTCTAACAACTTGTCTGTTTCATCTATGGACTTTACAGGAACATTATTTGCAGTAGCTAATGCATCAGGTCCTGATGGTGGAAAGCCTTGCATCATTTCTATCTGTTTATCATATAATGGTTTAGCTTTATCTAAACTACTCTTTATAACCTTTTTACCTGCTCTACCTACAACTCCTGCAAAAGGTAATATTCCAGCAGTTACTGCGGCAGTATATAACGTACCCAATCCTAGCTTTTTAAAATCTCCTTCTCTAAAACCTTGTTCAAATAAATTTTTTATTTCTTGTATGTCATTTGGTAATTCTTTTATTGCTATAGCATCTCCTAATAAAGGAGTCATAGATGCCACCGTATAAGCTGCCGCATCCTCTTTATTTTTTATTAAATTCTCGTAGCTAATTCCTTCTTTTTTTGCTTCTCTTTCCAAACTAAGTTTTTTTTCTTCTTTTAGTTTATCTACTCTACCTTTTAGTTTTTTTATATTTCTAGGAATAGGTATAGTATCAAAAACTTCTTTAGTTTGATTATTTACATTTTCATTAAGCATTATTTACGGAATCCCTTAATAATTTTAATCTTCTTAATGTAGCTATAGCTCCTTGAGACCTATGCATCATTACAGTATTATCTGTTTGCTCTAAAGCCTTATGCTGTTGCTCTATTAATGCATCAATGTAATCATTGAAGCTGTTCAGTAACTTGAGGTTGTTCACCAACGGCTTCAGTTGGCTGAGTATTTGTTTGTCCACTTTGTTGAGGTACTCCTGTAAATCCTTGCTCTCCCGGAGTTGGTGCTACTCCTGTTCCTATTGTTCCACCACCTGCTCCTGTTGGGTCGCTAGGGTCTGCACCTGCTGTAGCTTGAGGTTGTCCTTGCTGAGCCTGTCCTTCAGGTGTTGCTGGAGCTTGAAATTGTTTCATAAGTTCTGCTTGGATAGCAGCTTCATCCATATTATTAGTTACCTTATCTGGGTCTAAGTCCATAGCTTTTGCAATCTCTCTGATAACGTATTGAAATTTAGCAAAAGGTGCAAGAGCAGGATTAGATGCCACTTGTAAAAACTGCATAAGTCTTTGACTACGTACTTCGTTAGCCATTAAGCTTTCAGTACCACGTGCCTTTACCTCTAGGTCTCCACGTAACTCTGGATTAAAATTGAATTGCATATTAAACCTAAACAATCCTTCTCCTAATGGTTTAAGAAGATAATCGTCTACATTCTTGATAACAGTTTTTATACTGCCACTTGCTGCGTTCATTAACATAGATATACCTGATGCCGTTCTACCTACACCTGATACACCTGTTTGTCCATGAGAAAAAGACGGTAGTCCTGTGCTTTCATCTGCAAGTTGTCTAGCCTTGTCAAAAAGTTGTAAATTCTCACCTGATACGTTTGGAAACTTAGTACCAAATATAGCTTGACCCGGAGCACCACCTTGTCTTCTAAACACTTTACCCGGATATACAGATAAGTCCTGCCCCGGAACTAGATTAGTTTCATCTACTTCTATAAGTAAGTTACCTGACAATACAGCATTATCAACAGCCATTCTCATAAAGCCATTCATTAATGTTTGTGTATCATCCATGTTTTCAGCTAAACCTACACCAAAAAAAGAATATGGATTTAGTTCGTAAGGTGCTGCCATATAAGGTATCTTGGCAGGTTTAAATGGATTAAGAACCATTCTTAGTAGCTTACCATTACAAATCCATATATTCGCTTGTAATTCATCAAATTCTTTTAACTCTTTGGGTATTTCTGCTCCGTTTTCTTCAAGCATGTCAACATCACACATACCCCAATATTCTAATACTTCAAATCTTTCTACACCATAATCTGCTGCATAATCTGATAAATCATCTTCCCAATATTTCTTATCATAGGATTCACCAGATGCTACAACCTCATCAATAACATTACCACGAAAATAAGGTCTTTTCTTTAATCCACGTAGTTGTGTCCTTGACATCTTGTGTCTTTCAATAACAAACTGTGCTTCATCCATGTTAGCAGCATCAGGGTCAGGATAAAAGTTCCATACTGATACATGTGAAGTAGAAGGCACTGTTTTAAATATAGGTGAATATTGACCTTCTTCATCCCAATTAGGATATTCTTTGTCTACAGCAAAAGGACCTTTCATTACACCTGTACCAAATAATGCCATCTCAAAAGAAGTACTACGTAATTGCTTAGTAGCACCTGACTCTTGTAGTTGGTCCATTATTTGCTTTTCCATATTTTTAGCTGCTACCATAGCAGGACTAAATGTTACAGCAGAGGGTGTTTTACCTATCTCTTCTTTTAAACCTGTTATATCTTTTAGTTTCTCTTCAAGAGGTCCAAGCCTTTCAAGTAAATCTTTTTCAGTAGCTCCAGCAGGTAGGTCTTGTCCATCACCCTCGAAACCGTATGGACTATCCATCTCATTGCCTTGTTGCAACTGTTCCGGCATCTTAGGGTCAAAGCTGACATCTTTTGCGACACCTTCAGGTAGTACTGTTGGCTCAATGCTAATAGGAAACTTGTTCCCTGCAAATAGTACATCAACAATTTGTCCGTAAGCTGCGAGAGTCTTGGTTTTAGTAATTTTGATAAATACTCTTGACTTTTCTGCTTCAGTAAATTGAACATCACTTCCATATAACCCCCTATAGTTTCTATATGACCGTAGCCATCTTTCCTCATCATTATTTCTATAATCTTCTGCACGTTGATATCTGTCCATTACAAATGGAATAACTCCTGATACATTTACATCAGCAGTAATTGATTCCTCTACATCTTCTAATGCTATTGAATCGTCATCTAAATTTATATCTTCTTGTTCTGCCATGTTATATCCTTAATATCCAAATGTTGCATCTGCTACAGGCATGTTACTATTCGGTCTGCCCATAGGGTCATAGTCAAATATACTAAATCTAGGTCTTGACATTATACCATATCTTAATGCATCGTACAAGTGGTCTTCTGCTCTTGTGTCCACATCTTCAGGATTCTTTTTATCCAATGGTAATGCAGGTAATTGTGACACCATATTAGTACACGTGTTAAAGAAAACTAATCTTGGTTGTTCTGTAAACTCATCTACCTGTAATCTTCTATGTATCTCATTCTTTCCTGATACACGACTGCCTTTACTTCTATCCGAAGGTCTAAACCTACACCCCTTCATAATCATCTGTTCAGCCAAAGAAGGACCAGTATCGCCACGTTTGTGCCAAAGAGAACTATCCAAAACCCCATACTTAATATTTCCATCATCGGCTTCAGCATCCAATATCATATCTGCCAAATCTGTGGCAAGGACTTTAGAAGTATACAACTCTCTATATATAATAATCTGCTCATCTGGAGAAACAGCAAACCACAGCACCCCACTATAAGAGCCATAACCGTAATCACAAGCACGAAATTTAACCCAATTTCTTGGAATTGCAAAAGGTTCAATAACGTGAATATTCCTATCAAACTCAGTAAAAGCAGCACCTTCTTTAATATCCCAATCACCCTCAAGCAACTGCTTACGTTGGTGTTCAGGTAAGGATAGAAGCATTGCTTCATAGTCACCTTGGGCAGACAAGTATGGGTTGTCTGATAATCTTGCAGGGATAAATCTTCTTTTAAATAGTGCTTGCCCTGCTTTACTGTGTCCTTTTGGATAGGAAAGAACATTCCCTGATTCAATATCTGTGGCATCAAATTTTCTTCCGTATGGTGCAGGGTCAATAAACATCTTCTTGACCCACTGATGACCCGGACCTCCGGGGTTAGTTGTTGCTCTCATGTATACAGGCAAATCCTGTGCAACTGAACGCAAACGTGAACGCATATAGTTCCAAGCATACGGAGTAGACCATTGGGTTAATTCGTCAAACCCTATCCAACTAAATGCCAAACCTTGATAACGAAGTACATCATCATCACGGTCTAAGTATGACATCCATAACCTTGCACCTGACGGTGCTTCCCACTGCATCTTTCGTTCTGACCACTTTATACCCTTCCATATTTGTGGGTATATTTCTTTTGACTTAAATATAAGTTCTCTTAATTCTTCTGTCGTGTGTCGTAGTAACAATCCACTAAATGACGGATGACCCATATAACGTAGTGGGTCTGCTAACATTGCATATGATTTACCACCACCTGCTGAACCACCATATAATACTTCTCTTTCACCTGCTGCAAGGAACTCTGTTTGTGGTCCTGCATTTGGTTTAAATACTATATTTTGTTCTTCTACAGGTACTGCTTCTATAGCATCTAGTTCCTGTATCTTAGGCTCTTGCACCTGTTCTTTCTTCTTCGATGGCTTTCGCTTTTTGTATCGCCTTTTCTGCGTACTCAGACCATTTTCTGAGAGTTCTAGCCTTGTTCTTACGTTGTTGCTCATGCATTAACCTTTTTCTTAATCCTACGTGAGATATAACTCTTTTTGTTTTAGTTGTTAGCCAATTCGCTACTTCACGATAAGAATATTGTTTTACATATTTTCTTGCTAATTCTATTGCTTCAAGTTCATATGGTATTGGGTCAAGTAAGTTGGGGTCATTCTCATTTAATTCATATCCAAATGGTATAGTTCTAGCTATACGTGGTATTTGTATCCATTCCTTTTGTTCTTCATCTTTTAAATCTGTTGGTTGTGGTAACTTCCACTTGCCTACACTTCTATCCATTACTTTTTCTTTTTACGATTGTCTATAACTTTAACTTCATTAACATAATTCTTCTTGGTTATTAATCCACCTGTATAATATTCATCCTCGTCTGCTAACCCTGCACCTGCAATATCTTCCATAAGTTCAATCTTAGGTATTTTTTTAACTTCAGATTTATTCATGTTATAGTATTCAGTTAAATTATATTTAGAAATTAATTTATCTTTTGAGTAACTTTTTAAATTTTTTTTCATAAATACCTCTATCCATCATTCTTTGCAGGTAAGAGCATAACACCACCAGTGCTTTCTACTTGCATCTTCTCAGTCTTCACTAAGCCTGTCCTGTCTAGTAATTCTTTTGCTGCCATCATCTTATCTTTGAGACCTAACTCGGTAGGGTCATATAGACCCCCCACCATAGCCATTGCAGCTTTGGGTGCGTTCCTACTCATAAACAACTGTGTAGCTTCTAGTATCTCATCCTTTAATGATTTAACTATATCTGTAGTGCTAGAGCTTTCAGCGTATCCTGATAACTTCTTAGCCGCTACTACATCTCCACCTGCTTCATCAAATAAAACAGCTAGAAATTTTTGTTGTCTTTCAGTTAGTTCTCTGCTCATGCTGGTATTTCCTTAATCATTTGCTTGTCAACACGGTCTATGAGACGTTGTGCTCTGTTAGGTGTCTGACGATACCAATTACTGTCTTCCATCTCATCTGCCATCTTTGCCCAATCTAAGTCTTCTACTGCGGCAATCATATTTTTAAATTTGGATAGTCTTGGTCTACCTAATTGAAAACACATATTCGCTAATACATGCTGTATATCATTAGGTAGATTGTCAAATTGAGAGAACAGTAAGTTACAATCTTTTATAGTTGTTTTAATGTCTCTCTCAAACCAGTCGTTTACTTGGTCATGTGCTACTTTAGTTCCTACAGGTTTATCATAGTACTCTTCATCCCATTCCGTAATAAGATGACCTATTCCTCCGGTTAAATGCCCAAGTGAACAATAATATGTTTCGTACTTAATCCCCTCATCGTCTGCTAATTCATCTTGTAGTCTCATTAAGTTCATTTTTTCCCCATAATTTTCATAGCTTGACCTGCACCTTTAATACCAAAGGATGCACTAATTGCTATAAATAAAAGATACTGATACCATTCAGGTAATGTATTTAATACTTCAAAGCCTATTCTTACGTATTCTGTCATACTAGGTATGAACACTAGTATAGCAGGTAATAGTAAAACAATCAAGGCAAATTCGTCTTTCCAGCTTCCATCTGTAGCATCTGCCATTGTCTTTTCCCATTCTACTTCTCCTGTTGCTACTTTCTCTGCAACAACTGCTTTAGCTTTTGCCTGTGCAACTTTAGCCTGACCATCAGCTTTAACCTTCTCAACCTTGCTGTTCATCCATGAACTAGCTAAGTTTGCTATAGGTCCTATGAGTGCTGTAAACATTATAGTCTCCTCTTACCTTCTTTTTCTTGTCTTTTTCTTAGAGCTTTCACGTGCTTGTTGAATAGATAGTTTCCTAGCTTCAGCAGCGGCTTCGCCAAGTTTAGATATAATACGTCTTTTCTCATCTAAATCTTGCCGTTTTTTTAGCAATCTTTTTGGGTTGTTTAGCCACTTGTCTACCTGCTCTACTTGCCTTGCGTTTAAGAGCCGAAGTGGCGGCATATTCTTTGTTAGAAAGAGCCTTAATTGCCGCTTCAGGTAGATAACGTTCACCGGTAGCTTTTGACCCTTGTGTACTAGGTTTACCACTCTTAGTTCTCCACTTTTGCCTTGTCCAATTTGCTAGTGATTTTTGTGGTGCTTTCATACGCTTCCTTAATTTGTTCTATTGTTCTGTAGCATCCTATGCAGATATTGTCTTGCAATTTACAAACACCTATACATGGTGTTAAAATCTGCCTGTCCATTTACCGACAATCCAAGCTAGTAATCCACCAAAGAATAATACGAATATCATAGCTATTCCATAACCCATATATTCCACTAACTCTGCTTGACGTTTAGCTGCCATCTTTTCTTGGTATCGTCTAGACTTTCTTGCTTCTGCTTGGAACTCTTGCCAATCCTGCCATAATCCGGGTCTACCTAGATATATCATCATCTTCTTGAGTTCTTCTTCTTTTTCTCTTATCTGCTCAAGAGCCATGAACTCTTCTAAGTCTGCACCACCACCTTTGGATTTTTGTTTCTTTGCTTTCTTCTCTAACTGTTCCTTTGAGAATACAAAGTCAGATATATGTTTAGCACAACCTGTAAGTTCTTTTCCATTGGATACGAAACTTTTTATTACACTAAAAGCTGCATTTGCTGCCGCGAGTTCTGCTAACATTATTTTTTCCTTCTTGGCTTACAATATGCTGTTATCTTTAGATTAGGTCCTTCCTGTTTTGGAATTGAAGGTTGATTGTGTAGTCTTTCTGCAAAATACAAACATCTATCTATGTCTTCAAAGGTTTGTGTTTGGTCTACTACTCTTAATCCCATCATAAACACTAACACAAACTCAATCATCTATTATACAGGTACTCCTTGTACTTCTTCTTGTTCTTCTGTTTCTTTATGACAATCGCAGTTGCACTCTTCACAGTCACACTCGTAACATTCACAAGTTGCACATCTATTTTTTGTCATTCTCATGTTTCCTTTTTAATTGTTCTTTTGCTTTTTTGGCAAGAGCTGCTTGCTCTGTCTTCCCAGATACTTTGGCTCGTTGTTCAAGGACAGTAAGAATTTGTATTTTCCTCGCATACGGTTTATTAATCTTTTTAACTTTAGATATCGTAGCTTTAGCATCCGATACGGTAGCAAACTTAATGCTAACAGTGTCTTTGGGGTTTTCATCTGTATACAGCCTTCTATCTGAACCTTTAGGTTTTTTACCTGTACCTACTTTAGGGTCTGCCTTTTTCTTTTTCTTCGCCATTAGCTTCGGTATCCACCACCTGCTTTTTTGTAGGCTGATGCAACCATCTGTGCTTTTCTTGCACTCCATTGACCGGGAGCACCTCCTTTACCACCTGCTTTGATTCTGTTGAATATGTTCTTACGCATGGTTGGTTTGGTATAGTTACCTGCAGCATTGACGGTGCTTCCTCCTTTGTTTAGTTTAAGTTTAGATAATGTCTTAGCCTGACCTGCATGAGCCTTACTTGCTTTACGCAGTTTACTTGCTACTTTTTTTATTGTCTTTTTTGCCTGTTGCTTTTTTAACATCTCTATCCTCATATAAGTTATTAAACGTAGTAAATGGGTCTAGGTAAGATTCGTGTGACTCTGCTGAATGTAACCATTGTGATGGTGCAAAGTCAGGTGCTCCTTCTCCTGTAACCCACAGAGCAGGACTCGTAGCTCTTACTCTGTTATTT